CTTCAGGACGGAACCCAACCGTCAGGCGCTATCAGTCTTGAATATCAAGAGTTCATAGGCCAACCCACATGGATGTCTGATTCCGGGATGCTTCAATCCGTTCACCCGATGCGGTCTGATATCAATCTGGGATTCAAAGTAAAATATCCCAACAGTTTGCCCACTCAAGCCAATCCTTCGCTTATCATCATCCGGGATCAATTTGTATCCCCATCAAGCGGTGAACTAATGGTCATGGGGGTTAGGCACATGGGCAGATTCAGAGATACATCACCTACGGGATGGGTTACTTATGTGGATGCGGCACGTCCATTAAGGTTTAATCCGAATGAACCCGCGCCACAGCCAGAACGTGTAGGCTTTGTAACCGTTGGGCCACTTGAGACAGTGCAATGACCCCCGTTAATTCAACAGTCAATACGGCTTTTTCCCTAGCGTATGAATGGAGTCCTATTCTGTTCACGGGTGGACTGTTTTCATGGTCCCCGATGGGAATTCCGATCATTGCCATCACGCAATCCATTTCCGTTGCCGGGACCGTAACGTCATCCATCCTTGATGGCGGCAACATTCAGCCTTTTGCCCAGCCGCTTTTCACATGGCGTCCCATGCCGGGATCAACGCTATGGGAATCTGAAATTGCTGAGTATCCGTTTTATACCAATCAAATCGCGGCTAATGCTCAGGTTCAAAGGCCCCTTAGGGTTTCTATGCTGGGTCACGCCCCTGCCGGTGGCGGTACGCCGTGGTCATTGAAGCTGGCAACTATCTTTGCCCTTCAAGGATTGATTCAGGCGCATATCAATGCTGGCGGCACGTTTACCGTCATGACTCCAAGCTATGTCTACAGCAACTGCCTTCTGACGAATTTTGTTGATGTTTCATCGGGCGAAACCAATCAACCGCAGGTTTCTTGGCAGATGGATTTCGTTCAACCATTGCTGACGTTGCCGCAATCTAACGGCACATTGAATACGTTCTATCAAACTGTCGCTAATGGCGGCCAGTCATTGCTGGGTTAATCATGACGAAATTTAACGTGCCAGAATCGTTTAAAACCGCCATCAATCTTCAGGTCACACTGGATGGGGCGGGTTATACGGCAACGATTGCATGGAATGTATTTGGCCAGCGGAATTACGTCACTATCTTGGATCAATTCGGCAATCGCGTTGTGACGATCCCGCTGATCGGAAGTCCCCCATCAGCCGATTACACGTACACCAACACCGATTTCGTACAAACGACCAACAATAAGACCATTACACTTGCACTAAATCGACCGATTAACATCATTGCGGGTTATTTTCAGACTTCCGCGATGTATTACTATCCGCAAGATCAAACGTTAGTGGTCACGCCATGACAAACTTTGCTGGAAAACTTCCATACGTACAAAACCTTTCGCAGTCTGTTGACTATCGCAATGAAGCGAATCAACAGCAGATGGGATGGGAGCTTCCTTGCACTGTCATTGCAATCAGTGACGATGGTTTGTTCGTGACGGTCAACTTTGAAATGGTGCAAAACGCCTTTCAGTTCCCTCAGATCACGATTCCTGTATTCATGAGCGAATACGTGAGGCTTCCTATCCAAATTGGAACCAGAGGCTACACGACTTTTGTAGACGTTCCTACCGAACAGATTACAGCGGAAAAATCGACACCCGCCACATTCAAGAATTTTGGCAACCTTAACAAGGTTCTGGTGTTTCAGCCCATTACCAATAAAGGATGGCCGAGCAATCCAGATATCAACACGGTATGGATGTATGGTCCGAATGGCGTAACTATTCAGGATGAGGCCGGAAATTCTGTGGTCACGATAACGCCTACAGGAATCACGCTCAAAAGCGGAACGTCTTTCATCTCTATCGCCAAAAATGGAGCGATTGACATTGAGGGAACATCAGTCAAGATCATGGGCAAGGATTTCCTGACGCATCATCATTCGGGTGTTTCTACCGGATCAAGTAATACGGGTAACGTGGTATGAGATGTTGGGGCCGGACCTATCACACTGATGGCACTTACACATGGAACGAAGTCACAACGGATGCCAATGGCTATAACGATGCCGTGTACGTCACCGCTTTGGCTCAGGTGCTTCAGCTTAATCAGAATGAATCACCTTTCTGGGCAAACTATGGCATTCCGGCCATTCAAAGCGTTACCACGCAAGTGTTCCCAGACCTTGCCGTTTATTTCACTCAGCAACAATATGCGCGATACTTTGCATCGCTTAAAATCAGCAAAATCAATGCGCTGAATCAGTATCAAGTGCCGACCCCTGTATATCAGGTGAACATCATCACCCAGCAGGGTTCCATCATTAACTTCAACGTGCCGATACCGACATGAGTTACAATAGTAATTTTGAGGTTTCGCATGAATAAAAAAGACATTACGATTGAGTTTGCGCGTTCAGAAATAGACTACGATCCTCATACCGGAAAATTTACAAGAAAAATAACCAGAGGAAGGCACAAGCAAGGAACCGAGGCAGGTGGATATCCAAGGGGAAGAAAAGGATATTTAGGAATACGTGTCTTTGGGGTTCCTTTCTATGCCCATGTCTTTGCTTGGTTTCATTTTTATGGGGAGTGGCCTAAATTTCAAATTGACCACATCAATGAGATTAAAACTGACAATCGTATATGCAACTTGCGAGAATGTTCGCAAGAAGAAAATATGAAAAATTGCTCGAAAGCTAGAAAAAACAATTTAAGCACAGGAGTTCGTGGCGTTCATTTTTCAAAAAATGAAAAAAAATTTAAAGCATTTGTGACAATTTCAGGCAAGCGCATTCATTTAGGGACGTTTCATGAAATTGAAGACGCAATAAATGCTAGGCACAATGCCGAAAAATTGCACTATGGCAAATATGCGCCATTGAGAGGATAAAAAATGTCTTTGCCTATCGTAATGACTTCTGCGGGGCTTCAGCCTCAGTCCCCCACAAGCCTGAATCAGCAGATCATTGCTGGGGCCGTTGCTCTTGATCCTGGATTGACTGCCAATCTTCCGGGTACGCTGATTGAAGATATCGCATCAACAGATACCGGGGCTTTAGTCCTGATTGATTCGGCACAGGTTGAAACCGTCAACAGCATGACGCCTTACGGGGCAAACCTTTTTATCCTGAATCAGCTTGGTCAGATTTACGGAGTCCAACAAGGGCTTGGCACCAATGTTTCTGTTTATCTGAAGTTCTCAGGCACTCCGGGATTCGTTATCAATGCCGGTGTTTTGGTTTCTGATGGAACGTACCAGTACCTGACGCAAGAAGCATCCGTCATTCAATCGGGTGGTACTAGCAACTCTGTTTATGCTGTAGCGACCATTTCGGGTTCATGGGCTGTACCAGCTGGAACCGTAACGAATATCCTGTCATCCATTCCCACCGGGATCACGCTGACGGTCACTAACCCGACTACGGGTATTCCTTCAAGCGGCGTTCAATCACCCGATGATTATCGATCACAAGTATTGAATGCGGGGCTTACGTCATGCTCTAGCACGATTACGGCAATCAAAACCTATCTGCAAAGGGTTCCGGGCGTCATTTCGAGCCTGATTAGCGTTAGGCAGTCCGGTAGCAAATGGGAAGTCATTGTAGGTGGCGGCGATCCGACTGCCGTTGCGGATGCCATTTTCCAATCCTGCGGCGATCCTAGCTCATTGACTGGATCGGTCATGTCCGTAACAGGAGTGACAACTGGAAGCACAACCACGATAACGACCAATCTGGTGACGGGGTTTACGATTGGTGAATCTATTACGATTGCTGGAACCACGGGCCTTACCGGAGTCGATGGGGCGCACACCATTACGGCGCTTCCTGATCCATTCTCGTTCACCTTTGGAACATCATCTTCAGGCACATGGACAGGTGGTGGATCGGTAACGGTAGGATCAACAGGGACCATTCCTAGAAATCAAAGCGTCACGATTTACGATACCCCGGATTCCTATGTAATCCCGTTTGTGACTCCGGTCCAGCAACCCGTTCTGGTTCAGATTTCATGGAAGACCAGTTCGACCAACACCATTTCAAATACAGCCGTTCAGACGCTTTCGGCTCCGGCCATTGTGTCTTACATCAACAGCCTTGGTCCGGGCCAACCGATTAATGAATACGAACTTCAGTACGTGTTCCAAGAGTCCATCAATTCCGTAGTCCCAACGCCATTACTGACCTATATCAGCATTCAAATTACGTTGAACGGTGTCATCACTCCGGTTGTAACGGGAACAGGAATCGTAGTCGGTGATCCAGAAGGTTACTATTTCATTGGTACTTCAGGCGTGACCACGGTGAAATTATGACCTTGCCCACCGCTCCCGTAACGGCAACCAAAACGATCCCTTCGTATCTGTATTTTCAATACATAGACGATCCCGATCTTCCCGCCCTGATAACGTCCTACAACCAACAAACGCAAAACTACGTTACTTGGTTCGCGGATATCAATCTTCCGGTCTATACAGGGCTTACAGGGGCGTTGCTGGACTGGATTGGGCAGGGAATCTATGGACTTCCACGGCCTAGCCTTTCATCTAGTGCTATCTCAGGAATGATTGGTCAGATCGGGTCCGTGAAGCATCATGGGGCCATCGGTCCCAGTGGTCCGACACCCAATATCG